ATGCAGCATCATTCCAAGCGTCTGGACTGTGCGTTCAGCCCGGCTGAGATCGCCATGCTCCAGCGAGTCCTCAATACCGCCTGCCTTGCCGCAAGCATGCCACGCACCGACTATCGCGCCGATCGCCTGGCGAAATTCATCATCGGCGAATTTCGCGGCGGCACGCGTGACGAGGCAGCCCTGTGCGAGCGGGCCTTGTGGTTCGAGCGCAGAAGCGCGCCATGGTCGGTGGCACCCGACCAGTAATGTGGTCGAAGCAGCAAGGACGATCGGCGCCGGCACGGATTGCAGATGGTTCGCCTGCCGGCTCACCGTTACCAGCATCATGACGTGCAAAAGACGCCGGGGTTGCAAAGCAACCCCGGCCGCACCTATCCTATTGTATGGTAATCGCCTTTCGGCCTATCAAGACGTCAAACCGCCCTTGCCTGACCGGCCGCGCAAATGCAGCCTCGCCACGCAGGCAAGGGCCAGGGACCGTCACAGGATTGGTTCGCTCAGTCAGGACATGTTATAAACGCTCATGACCCAAACAGAAGAAGACCTCGAGCTTTCGGAATTGTCCGGCGAGTTTGCCGACGACGACGTCGTCGTCCATATCCGCATATCACGCCCGACGGGCTCCAATCTCGACTGGACGCTCGAGGTAATCGACGAGGAAGGCTACTCCACCGTCTGGGAAGATTCCTTCCCCACGGACCGAGAAGCCTATGAAGAGTTCCTCGCCACCATCGAACGCGACGGCATCCACACCTTCACCGAACACCCCGTCCAGACGCTTCATTAGACTTCGCATAGGTTGGGCCAGTCCCAATCAAACCATTTCAGCAGCCCCCATCATGCCTCATGCTCTGCTGACACCGCAGAGATAGCGGTAGGTCATCGGGCACTCATCTCCTGCGTTCACGCCGTCCGGCCAAGGCGAACCAGTGCCCTCGGATGGCACCGTCACCCCTTGCCGACAATGACGAATACGATCCGCCTTATCGCCTCGGCAAAGCTGACTCCGAGCGCCATGGCGGCGATGCCGGTAACGCCGAGTGCGCCGATGCCCATCAGCTTCCAGCGCTTGACGTCGTCGGTCACCGGTTTCATCTCCGCGACGTCACCGCCGAGCGTGGAAACGGAAGTCTCCAGATCGCCGACACGATCAACCAGATGGTCCATCCGTTGATGGACGCCGGCCCGGCTGCTTGTCGCCTTGTCTTCGGCACGTTGCGCGCCCTCCTCGATCCGGCGGATCGATTCCTGCAGACCGCGCATGCCCGCGACCAGTTCGCCGAGCTGGCGATGCACGCTGACGTCGATGTCAGCGGGAGACATTCTGACGCCCTCCATGCCGTGTGCAGTCCGCCTTTGACCAGACTGCCGCCGCGCACAGGCCGACGACTGTCCTGTCTATCTTGCGTTGATCTGCCGGCGTCGCGCCGCGCGCGCCGACAAGATCGACGCCGACGACGCTTCTAAGACCGATGACATTTTCCGGCCCCGAAGTCCCACAGCCCGCCAGCATCAAGGCAGGAATCGTAATCAAGGCGCTTCTCCTGAGCGCGGTTCGCAGCGTCATTGTTCTGCCTTTCGATCGCATGAAGAACGGACCGGGCGCCGTCCGCCCGGATTTCGAGCACGGCCCAGGTGATGGCAGCGAGCACAAGCCCGCCGGATAGGATCTTCGGCCAGGCGATCATGCCGGATCGAGCCGCTTGCGCAGAAAGAGGAAGGCGCCGATCGCGAAGGCAGCGGCAATGATGCCGGCAAATGCCCATTGCAGCGGGCCGTTGCCCGTAAACGCGAAGCCGAGCGAGGAAAGAATGCCGGCGAGCCACGAGATGTTCTCCTTGCTCACCACTTCGGGCGGATTCGGCGCGGCTGTAACGGTGTTGGAGGCGACGAACTCGCCCTTGGCCCAAAGCCCGGCTTCAGCAGACCGGCGATTGACCAGTCCCTTCACCCGCCTGCCGCCGGCATTGACCCACTTCATCAGCTCCAGCGGCACGGCGTCATAGTCACCGGCATTCAGCTTTTTGAGCAATGTCGATTTGCCGAGCCTGCCGGTGTTGAAATCGAAGGAGACAAGCACGGCGAACTGGTTGTCGGTAAGCGGCACCTTGACGAGGCGCGACACCCGCTCTTCGAATGTCGCCAGGTCCGTCCTCAAGATTTCCTCTGCCTGCGCCTCGGTGATCGCCATTCCCGGCTTCACCATCGGAGCGCCAGCAGCGCTGGTATGGCCATAACCGATGGTCCAGATGCCGGCGACGTCCCGATAGGCCTTCGTCTTCAGGCCTTCCCATTGTTTGACGAGCGAAAGGCCCGCCGCATTGATGCGTCGGTTCATGTTCATGTCGTTTGTCCTGTTTAGATTGGGAACCAGAAGCAACGGTGACGCGTTGCTAGGCATGTCGCGCAAAAGTGTGCAGCGGTTTTGCGAGAACGACATGCGCGAAAACGATAGCGTAAAGCGCAGAAAGCGCATCTGAAGGACCGCGATGCGCTTTAGGCGATCAAAGGGGAGATTTCGCCATGATGGATGCCGCATTCGTGAAGATGACCGCACTGGCCATCGTGCTTGTCAGCTGTGTCGTTATGGTACAGCCCTACTGACAGGCCGGAACTCGACGGCAATACTTTTGGCGCGCCCCGCATCGTGCAGGCGCCAGTGGCGGCCCTGTTCGATTGGCTGGTGGGTAGAAGCCGCCAGTCTTGAGCAATTCCAGGAAAAGTATGAAACGGTTTTCCGTCCGGAATTGCGTAGTTTCAAAGAGTTAGATCATTTCGCTGTTTCAATGAAACAATGAAATGATCTAGGAAACGGATGGCGGCTTTGGTGGCGACAATGAACCCAGCAGCTTCTTGAGGCTTTCGCTGTCGGCGAGGTGTTCTTTCTCGCCGCGGTCGTCGCTACATCTCGAACGCAGGCCACGCAGAAACAGGGCGACATCGCAGAGTTCGCCGACCTCCACGCGCACCTGCGCCTCGATCGTCCTGTAGATTTCGTCCAGCTCCGATGCTTCATCAGCGTCGACGGAGGCGGAAAGGGCCGAAACCTTCTTCTTGAAGTCGTCCAACAACCCGTCGAACTCGCTCACGTCGCGCGCGGCTTTCGCCTCCAGGCTTGCAATCAGCATGTCGAGAATATCCAGGTGCCTGCGCTCCACCGACTGCATGTCGAAGGCCGCGCGCACGTCCTTGCGGGTGCGTTCGCCCTTGCGCAGATGCGCCTTGAGGCGCACACCGTTTTCCGCGCAACGCTTCCTGATTTCATCGATGGAGAACTGCCCCTCCGCCAATTGGTCGAGAAAGGGCCGGATAAGCGCCGGCGGTACCGTGACATTCAGTGCGGCCGAATAGAGGGCCAGGTCGATCGAAGCATCCGGCATGCGCTACCTCCGCCTCACATGGAGCCACGTGACGCCAGACTAGCAGCATCCAGAATGCGGAAGCATAGTTTTGTCGACAATGCTTTCCTATTTGTTAAGCAGAATCATCGATCGTCCGCGTCACGATATAAAAGTCGGCGGAACGAGACGATGAGCTACGATTGGACCGGCGCACGCCGCCGCCGCATCACAGTGGCCATATACGGCGCCGCCCTTCTGATGGCTACGCTTCTGGTAATGCTTGCAATCAGAATGGTGTGGATTTGATGGGGTACGGCTTGGAGCAGGCTCTCCAGGGGCACCCACGCTGTCCGCCTTTTCACGAGTTGGGCCGCCACTAGCTTACTGGTTCGGTCAGTTGCAACGAAAGGTTAAGCTCGCCCTCGGGCCTTGCACTTCGGCGATATCGATGTGAAAGAAGCCGATGGGATAGCGTTTGAACCTTTGACACTTCGGCTTGTCGCCATCCACCGCCAGCAAGCGGCAATGCCGAGCCGCTGTAGACGCCGACGCAGCACCGACCGTCAGGTGCGGGATCATCGACTACAGCGCAGAGAGGCAGTCATCCAGCAGCAGAAGCGCATGCCGCCGCAATGTGCGGCGACGACCGTCGCCTCCTCAGACTCGCTCAGGACTGACGACTTTGGCCCTTCGGCCTTACCTTGAGTTCCTCAACCGAAGGCCCGCTTCCGCCATTTGGCGACCGTCTTGATGTTGACGCCATGCGGCCCGCTCTGCGCCGCGATCGTTGTATCGCAGCTCGGACCGCGTGGGTACTCGTGGAGCAACCTGACGAACCTGCCCCATGGCGCTTCCCTCCACCCCGGCGAAAGGATCGCACCATCAACCCGTGTCACCTACAACTGCAAGGCGGCGCGCCACATTGCGTCAATCTGCATATCGGTCAAATTGAGCGCGGCGCCAACGGTCGCGATCAGTGGATGCATTCGGTTGAAGGTGGTCGCATACTCCCATTCGATTTGAGCCTTCTCCTTTTCTGGGCCGGCAGCCATTGCCTCGATGGTCGCAGAAACCTGCGCAGGGGGAATCCCAGCAGCGAGAAGGCCCAACCGAAACTGGCGCGCAGTGAGGCCCTGCATGCGAGCGCGAAGCTCTTCTGGCGTCGGCTCCGGAGGCGGATGATGCACCCAAGCGCCGCTTTCCCATTCATGCTCTGCCGACGGCTTGATTGCGTTGGTGGCGATCGTGCCCACGGGATATCCGTTGAGGATATTTTCCGACGGATAGGTGTTTGTCTGCCAGTAGCCGCGATCGGGGTGAAACCACCCATATTCCATCGCTGGCATGGCTTGCTCATTCTCAACCATCTTAGTTCCTCATTTCTGACCAGAAAGACACTACCGGAGCCCCGGTCCCGGTGAGGCGGTAGTAGCTTCCATGTGGAACGACATACGAACCTTGCGGGTAGTGGTTTTGGACGGGGGCACCGGATGTGCTGTCATAGACAGACTGCCCGACATTGACCCAATTGCTGCCGTCGGTCGAAACTTGGAAGTTCATTGGGTTGCCGGAGCCATTGTAGCAGGCGATGGAGACGACGATGCCTTTGCCAGTAGTGTTCTGGTACGTGGTGTTGTAGGCGCGCGAACCCGTAACGTTCTGCCACCATTGATCTCGGCCCATCAGGATGTTGCCGAGGTAGTTCCCATACATCGGCAAATACATGTTGCCGTCGGATTGCACGAAGAAGCCGCCGCCCCAATAGAGCCGATCGGGGACAGAGCCGTTGACGCCAAGGTTATTGGGGCCGTTGCCAAAGCGCACCCAGCCGTTGTTCCAGTTGGATACCCCGCGAACGGAAAAGCCGTCTGGGATGTTGCTGTCCCCAAGCCAAGCGTCATCGCCAAATTTAATGTTGGTGCCGACTCCATTTGAGGAAGTGTCGATGTACGGCGCAAAGAGACCGCTGATGAAGACGACTTCACCGAGGGCCGTGAAGCGAATATAATTTACGGCATCGCTGAACGCGCTGTTGGTGGCGCGCTGGAGATACGCGGTATTGTCGCTCGCGTAGTACCAACGGAAAAACGTGTTGCTATCTACGTAGTTGCGATCCTCTACGCCCGAGTACCCAAGCTTAGACCCCCGCACGGAAACATTGCCCGTCCAATCCGCCCAACCACTATCCCGGAAAGCCTGGGCGTGCAACATGGCGCCCGACGAGTTGTAAGTTACCGTCACCATGCCGGGGTCTCCCCCGGCGTCACTGTAGACCAAGCCCCGCGTAGTCCCGGCTGAATTCTGGAACCAAACATGACGGTTGCCAGTGGCTTTCGTCACCAACTCCCCGCCATTGGAGATAATCTGTCCCGAAGCTGAAACACCCCCCTGAAAAAGCGTGCTTAGGGCGGAGACCGTGAGTGTACCGGTTCCGGTCCCCGCAACACCGCCGGATGCGATAAGCCGCACATCATAGTCTTGGGTGACGGCGGACGAATGGAAATCGATAAATGGGGTGTTGGACACGCCGTTAGGACCAATCTCAATCCCGTTGCTCACCCCCGTGACGGATATGGTGCTTTGGAACGTCTTTCCGGCCATCGTCGTCGGCAACCGCGCGTCCGCAACGGTACCGGCCGTCAGGTTCGACGCATTGTTCGCGCCTAGCGTCGCGCGCGCCGTTGCCGCGTCCCCATCGTCCAGCACGGTTTTCATGAAATCCGAGACGCCGAGGGTGGTCAGCGCTGCGGATGCGTCCGCGTCATCGAGCAGCGTTCGAGCAAATGGCGTCAGTGCGGTTGTGGCGTACACGTCCAACGCGGTCGTGTAGATAATCTGGTCAGCGACGGTCACCAGACCGGCGATCGACTGCAAGCCTGCATCATACGCCTGCACGTTGGTTCCGATCTCGACGCCGAGCGCTGTTCGAGCACCACTTGCCGACGTCGCTCCGGTACCGCCGGTCGTGACCGGGCGAGCCGCATTGGCATCCGCCGCCAAGTCATCGATCAGCGTGTTGTAAGGCACGCTCTGGATTGTCGTGTTCGGCACCCCTTTGGTGCCGGCGGGGGGCGAGTAGACGCCGCCTGTTCTGGGCATGGCTTTTCTCCATAGAAACACCCCGTGACAGGGGCTTCCAAGTCGTTCGAGTTATTGGTGAGATGGTTGCGCTGCAGCCCCGGTGCATCTGCTTGGGCGCACGAAGGTCCCTGCCAGACCTTGGCCAGCTATGTTGTTTCGCAGTTGGATCGAGATTTGACTGCCCGTGTCGTAGATCGGATTGAAAGCCGGTGGCCGCCGTTGCGCTCGCCGCCTGAATCTGGGCCGCCTCGCAAGACGTCCGCAAACACGGCGGCCTGCCACAACGGCATCCCCGTCAAATGCCTCCGTTGTCGGGTCAGACGCGTCGAAGTGGCAGGCGATGTCGCGCGATTTCGTCGGCGGTCAGCCGCTGGGACCCGTGGCGTATCAAGCACCGCAAGCCGCCTACCGCTTCTTCCTCCCGGCGGAAAACAGCCGGCCATAGTCGACGCGGCGCATGCCGTCCGGGTCGCGGCTGACGGCGTCGGGGCGGGTCTTTTCCACCTCCTGCGCCATCACGCCGATGTGCTTGGCGCCACGCTGCGGCTCGTCCTTGTAACGGTATTCGTAGAGCGAATGCCCGTCGAGTTTGCCGACTTTCTTGATGTCCTTCTTGAGCCGACGATCCGATTGGGTTCCCTTGCCAAAGTTGAACATACCGAGCACATTTCCCAGCAAACCACTGGCCGCCTGTTGGCGCGTCCTATAAGCGTCCAATTGTCCTTGATAGTTGCTCTGCACCAGCCCGGCATAATTCACCGGCTCGATCCGCTGCCCCTGCGTCGGCACGAAGTTGGGGTTGCTCACCTGGGCGCCAGAAAGCAGGCTGGAGATCTCGTTGATCGGCTGGTTGCGCTGGGCATACATTTCGTTGAGATATTGCGCCCTTGCCGCGTTCTGCGCGGCTATCTGCGCCTGCTGGGCGTTATAGGTTTGGTCCTTCAGCGCGTTGTTGGCAGCCGCTGCCGACTGGCCGTTCTGGTGCATCTGCTGCTGCGCCTCGTTGCTGAAGCCGGCGGCCGCCAGCGCCTGGTTGAAGTTCTGCTGCTGGGCGGCGTTCATCGCCTGCTGCTGCGCCTGGTTCTGGGCAAAGAGCTGCTGCTGCGCAGCATTCGCCTGCTGCATGGTGTTGGCGTTCTGGGTGTATTGCTGGTTCTGCGCCTGATTGGCGAATTGGCTGCTCGTCAGCGTCTGGTTATAGGCCTGCTGCTGGGCATTGTTCTGGAAACCAGCCGCATCGCGCGCCAGCCCCACGAGCCGCGATTGTTCCTGCCCGGCATTGAGAATGGCGCCGAAACGGGCATCGTTTGCCTGCCGGCTCGCCTGGTCGATCGCCCGGTTGTAGGCTTCCGAGCCCGGCTGCAGGCCCTGGTTGGCAAGCTGCGTTTCCAGTGCCACCCGATCCCGCTCGAGCTGCGGGTTCATCCGCGCCATCAGCGCGTCCTCGTAGCGCTTGGTGTCGAAGTTCGTCTCGTAGGAGCGGGTAATGTCGCCGGCATTACCGAGAGACGTCTGAATGGTACCGGCATTGTCGACACTCTTCTGAATGTCGCCGGCCCCGGCAATCGTGTTCTGGATGGTGCCGGTGTTGCCGAGGTTCGTCTGCAGGCTCGGACCGCCGCCATATTGCGCGTAGTTCGGCAGGCTGATCGAGGACGGATTGCCGGCTGCCGGCGCCCCGGAAAGGTCGATCGGCTTGCCGAGCAGGTCGTTCAGCCTGCCCGACTGGTTGTTGGCAAGCGTCGCCAGGTTCTTTTCCGCGGCGTCCGTCTGGTCCTTGATCGCCTGTTGCGCCGGCGAGAGCGTCTGCGTCGCCGTCACGGTCGGCAGATCGTAGACAGCGCCGCTCATCGGGTCACGCCATTTGTTCGTGCCGGTCTGCGTATAGGTCAGGCTGCCATCGGGCGTTACCTGGTTGACGTTGCCGATATAGCCGTTCGCTACCGAAGTGGCTATGTTCGTCGAGGTTTGCGCCGCCGCGGTTTCGCGCGGATCCGGCGGCTTCGGTGCTTTGGACTTGCCCATGTTACCTGCCTTTGCCCATGTTGATTACCTTTGATTGACGGGATGTGCCCGCCAGTCGTTGTCAGTGAGTGTGAAGATGATTTCCGCCTCATCCCGCCCGCGCAGGCGCGGGATGCAGTAGCTGTCAAAGCCGAAGCGCCTGGCGATGGCGATCATGCCAGTGTTGCGCTCGGAGACGCGCAGCACCACCATCTGGCAGCCGATCTCGTCCAGCGGATAGCCGAACATGGCTTTCAGCACCTGCCGCGTCAGCCAGCGCTTGCTTGTCGAGGCGGAGGAAAGCTCGATGACGCCGGCCTCCGGCACATAATTGTGAAAGACCACACCGGCGATCAGCTTGTCCCCCTCGGTCACGCCCATGGTAGTGAAGTCGGCAAAGCCGCGTTCGCAGCCGTCGATGTGGCCGGCGACGAAGTCGGCGATCGCCTGGTTTGTCGCCGGGTTGCCGGCGCCGCCCCAGATAATATTCATGTGCTCGCCTCGCCGGCTGCCACCTGCAACGTCGCGAGGTCCACCTCGAGGTCGAGCTTTGCAGGCCCGCCCGAGGTGATGACACAGCCAACGGCGAGCATGTCGCCTGCCGCGCGCACGTTCTGGCGAAAACTGTAGCGCTGCTGCTGCGACAGCCCGTCCCAGACGCCGACGTCCCAAAGCCCCACGTCCCACTCCGATGACGCGGCATCGCCTGCGGTCACAGTGGTGAAGGTCGGTATTGCGTTGTCGAAATCGGCGCGGGCAAAGAGGCGAACCTTCGGCTCGGACTTCGCCCGGAAATACATGTGTGCCATCGTCGCCGCCGTGCGCTGACCGAACTGGCCGGCCGATGCAAACTGCGAAAGATAGGCGGCGGTAAAGGTCAGCCCGTCATCCGTGCCTGTCGTGTCGCCCTGCCAGCACAGACCGTTGAGCGAGCCGAAAAACAGGCCGCCCTGCAGGGTCTCGTAGCAGCTCGCCTTCCAGTTGCTGATGGTCGACCAGCGGCCGTTCAGCACGTTGAGCACGAAGGTCGTGTCGATGACCACGGCATTGGCCGGAAAGGCGATGAACACCAGGTTCTGCTCCGGCCATTGCTTCATCACCCAGCCGGCACCCGTGGCGTTTGCCGCTCGGCGCCAGTCGTCCTCGATCGGCCGCGACACCGATACCTGGCTCAGCGCCTGCCGGTCGCGCTGAAACACCTGCGAGATCGGCGTCAACCCGTCGCTGGTGGCGATCAGGATGTCGCCGCCGGCACGGATCCAGGCATTTTTGCCGAGTGGCCGGCCGATCTGGTAGACGCCCTTCAATGCAAAACTATTGGCGTCACCAGGGTCGGAGCCGGCATAAACGGCCACCTCTCCTTCGGTCGAGACGAACACGCAGAGATCGGAAAGACCGTCGCCGCTTTCGACCGACCAGGAAAAACCGGTCAGGAGTGAGCCGCCCTTCTTCATCACCCCGCCAAGCGGAAACACCGCAGCCGCCCCGCCAATGGCGTTGACAGGCAGGTAGTAGGCATCAAGCGTCGCATTCTTCAGGAAGAACTGACGGTTCTTGAAGAGCCAGCCGTAGTTCAGCTGGGCGGCAGTTGTTGCATCGGAAAAGGTGATCGCCGGTGTCGTCGCCCATGTGCTGCCGTTGTAGACGCGGCGCTGGTCGGCGCCGTTGAGGCAGATGAGGAAGGAGTTGCCGGCGTTGGTGTGCTGGAACGTGCACCAGTCGCCGCTGGTCAGTCCGGCCGTTGCCGCCGACGTCGTCGCCGGCGGTGCGGCCGGCGACGTCATGTCGTAGATCGCCGTATCGGTCGCCATGAACAGCTTTTCGATCGCGCCGTATTTGTATTTGAAGGCACTGCGGATCGTGCCGCCATCGAGAGCCTTTCCACGCTTCTGCGATCCGCCGCGAATGCGGCATCCCACCAGCGTCGGCAGGAAGTTGCGTAGCACAGTGGCCGAGCCCGACTGTTGCGAGGCCATGTCCGCCGTTGTCACCAGACCGTTCTTCGGCGCCGGAAAGGTGATCGGCTGCGACGTCTGCTGACGCCCGATGGCGACCGCCCCGCGGTTGCTCTGCCCGATCCGGCCGGGCCGCACATCCATTCTCATGATGCCCCCCGGTCGGCGTTGATTTCCTGGATCAGCTCGGCCTCGAATTCGGCCAGGCTGTCGTCATAGGGCAGCCCCTTCTGGCGCTTCCACCGCCAGAGGATGCCCTTGGTCAGAAGCCGCTCGGCAAACAGCGGCCGGTCGTCGTCGGCCTTCAGCGTGTCGCGCTCCTCGAAGGGATCGCCAAGCACCCAGTTCCTGGCGACGTAGTCGATGACGGCGCCCACCCCGGCAGAAGCCGGAGACAGGTGGATCTGGTTGTCCCTGATGAAGAAGTAGGGTTGCGCCGGAGCGGCCGCGGCAATCACTGCCCACTGCGAACTGTTGGTGATCGGTCGGAAAAAGCTGCCCGTGGCGGTGCGGATCGCGCCGCCCGGCGTCAGGCGCTGATAGTCCGCCGGCAGGCTCAGCGGCAGAGCCAGCACCACGTGCTGCTTCAGCATGCGCTGCCAGTCGCCGCGCCGCGAGATCTCCTCGCCCGCCTCCTGCGCCAGTGCCACCATCGTCTGGGCGTTCGGGTCGTTCGATCCGTAGACGCCGTCGAAACGGTCGAGCGAAACGATGTCGCAGACCTCGTTGATTGCGGAAATCAGGGTCATGGCGTGGCTCCTCCGACAGTCATCTGCGCATCACCCCAGCGCGCGCGCTCGTCGCCGATCTTGAGGCCCGAAAGCGCCATCAGTTTCAGTTCCTGCGCCGCCCCGGCCTTGCCGGCATCGCGCTCCCAGACGGCGATTTCCTCGACCAGTGCGTAGAGGTAGACATCGGCCGCCTTCTCCAGGAGCCAGTTCGTTGGATTGGCGGGGGAAAGCGGCGGGACCTTGCGGTAATAGGTCATCGTCAGCCCATGGTTGCCGCCGGGCAGAACCTTGATCCGGTTTCCGACAATGGCATATCCGACCGGCGGCCCCGCCCCTCCTTGCGCATTGGCAGCAAGCTGCTGTAGCGCGACGGCCCGGATCGGCAGGCCGCTTGCCGAAAGCACCTGCCGCGTCTCCAGGAAATCGGCCGGCAGCGGCGCATCGCCGTCGATGACGGCAATCGGCGCCTTGTGCTCCATGTCGCCGACGCGCAGCGCGCGGTTGAGCTTCAGTTCGGCCAGACCGAGGAAGCGGGGAAAGAGATGGGCGACGTCGTTGCGGCCGCTGTATTCGCCCGCATCGACCATCAGGGAGGCGTAGTCGGAAATTGTCATAGCTGCCCATCCTTCGTGCGCCAGGCACGGTTGTCGCCATCGTTGAGGAAGCGTTTGACGAACCGGTCGTCACCCTGCGAATGCGCCTCGACGAGGCCGGAGGAATGCGCGACGTTGAGGGGAATGGAGGCAACGCGGTGCCAGTCGCCGCGCCAGACCTTTTCCGCGCTGTTGCGCACATCGAGGTTTTCGCTGATCAGATTGTCCACGGGATAGTCGACGCGATAGACGTCCTTCTCCCCGTCGAACTGGTGCCAGACGCACCGGCCGCTCGCCATGTCGTGGTCGTAGAGCGTCCACGCCCCGTCACGGATCAGCATGATCACTCCCCCGGCAGCGGATCGGCGCGCTCGGCCTTGCCGGCCGCGATCAGCGCCTTGGCCTCGTCGAGACCGACGGATACGATCGCGCCCGCAGCCGTGCGTTCGCCTTCCTGGAACCAGACGTCATAGACGAGACGGACAGGCAGGGATTTCTTTGTTTCGGACATCAAAATTCTCCATGAAAAAAGGCGGCTCCGAAGAACCGCCTTGCCAAGATTTGTTCGTTTGAAAGTGGCACACAGCCGCGCATCAGCACGACGGCGCTGCAACACCACCCAGCGATACTACGGATTCAGTGCCATCTCGGCACTACGCAGACCGGCGCCAACGGGCGGTCAATGCCACCCTTATTGGCAGCATTCCGGGTGATATCGGCGGTGTTCGACAGTGCCTCGAGGCTTCGTGAAGGACGGTGCCGCCGATTATCGATCGGAGAAGCCGGAACCCGAAAAGGCCGGTGGTCGGTTACCTCGGCTTCCCGTTTCGATCTCATTGCTTGAACAAGCTTTCGGGCTCGGGGAAGACCGTCATGTCGCCCATCATGTCAGCGCTTGCACCACAAAGCACATTTATGAGCATCGGGAAATGCGACGGTTCGACCTTGAAGACACGGTAGGCGGATTCCTTCGCCGCCTCACCGACAGCATTCGCCCGAGGGCGCGTTTCCATCACCCATTCCCCCCAGCCGGTGCGTTGCGCCTTACTCAGGGTCTCGGCGCGCGTCGAGAGCCAATGGGCAGCGAGCCGCGCGTCGTCCTTCGCACGGAACCCCCACCAGAAAGCAACCGGCTTGCCGTCCTTCTTGTGCAGCATCTGGGTATACCCTGTCAGATCCAGCCCGTAAGCTCTGACTGGCTCGGCAAAGGTCACCGGCGACCGGGAAAAGCCCACTCCAGAAGCCTTCTTCCCTCAAAGGGGCTTTCGACCGCCAGTTGTCGGAGTTTGCCTGCCTCCATCCTTCACAGGTAGCTAAAAGCAATAAAGGGATGAAATCATTGCGAAATGCAATCGCGTCAACCGCGGTTTCGGCAACCTAGAAACAGAGCCACGGCGCGTATCCGCTTCCTACTTACAGTGGCAACAACAGATATCTAACAAATAACACTGCGGACAATGCCCCAACGAATCTGACAACTGCCGGTGGCACACCCCCCATTCTTGGTGCGATCTTTAGAATTTCCCCAAGCAGTGAAATAAACAAGTGCACAAATGCGGCAAATATCAGCGCTTCCTTAAGATGGTGCATATCTGGGCCCTTTGAGGGAGAGACGGTCTGCTCGACCCTTGCATAGGGGAGACCCGCATCGCTTTCAACGCAGGCCGCTCAGATCGCCGTTGAAACCGCCTCGCCCCACGGCCCTGCCGGTTTCCTTCAGGGGGCCCGGCCCATAGCCTCCGAGATAGTGCCCGCCAACAGCACCCGCAACCGACGCCGCGCCGCTACCAAGGAGGCCCCCAATCGCGGAACCAAGCACAGAACCAAAATCACTCCAGCCGATATCGTTGGATCCGTCCCGAGTGGATTTCATGGCAGCGTTCATGCGGCCACCTTCGGCGACACGATCTCTGCCTCGAGCTTTCGAGGCAATATTGTCGGCGGCCCGATCTGTCGCCACCAACTGTCGAAAGCTCTCGGTTGGAAGCAAGGGATGGCGCGTGCTGAAGCTGCCGATGCCGGGAGCCCCGTGGGAGGGCATTGCCCCAACGCCGAAATCGTCACTCAGGAGTTCGCTTACCGGCGGATAGCGGAAGCGCGCTTCCGCGCTGTGCGGCGCCTCGACTTGAGCAATACGTTTATTGCTCAGGGCCGGACTTTCGTCGAAATAGTTGATCGCCTCGCGAACGGATTGAATTCTGGCGGGCAAGCCCACCCAGTTGAGCGTCTTGTCATTTTGGGCCACATCTCAACTCTCGTTATCAGGGTTTGTCGTGCGTACGCCGTCGCCAATCCCGGTTCGGGTGGATCATCACCGTGCCGAACGGGCCCTCGTAATAGTCGGCCGTCGCCACGATGGTGTTGCGCTCACCCCCTTGCGAGACGGAGTAGCGGAACGGCGCCACGTTCGCGTCGGACATGAAGGTGACGAACACCGATTTCACATAGGGCGAAACCGAGACGTGGCGGAAGTTGGCGCCGTTCTGGTAGCCCGTCTGCATCACCTGTTCGAGGATCGCCTTGGTGAGGGGCGCTGATTGTACAGAACATTTCAAGAACAAGTGCGAGATCAGGCAGAATGAAACGTCTCCAGTCCCTTACGCTCTCGGCTGGCGGCGCCGCAAATGCCCTTGCGATCTGGAGTTCGGGAAAGGTCAGAGGGTCGTGTCACGGACGCGCCCGGGTATCGGCGTCCTTGAGGGGCGGTGATCGTAAGGCGTGTCCGTTTCGTAGTTTGACAGCTTCATCGCGTCGCCGGCCGCATTCTGTCGCCTGTCCAGATGCGCCAGGCTTTTGTTTGGAGACAGAAACGTGTCGGACACGCGTTTCGTTGCAGATTGAAGCTCGTCGGTGGCGTAGAGTTCATGAACTCATCCCAGCATCGGTAGCAGTGCTTGGACCTTTGCTCCCAGCGTGCTCAATCCAGCCAACCAAAAATCCACGCTTGCCATCGGCTCCCGCTGGCCCAAGTCTCGGAAAACAAATCCACGACGTCCGGTAAGGACCAGATGTTGCCGAGATCTTTTCGTCCCGAATGACATTCCAGATTGGCGCCGGTTTCCCCGGCCAGTCTCGGCTTTGAAATCGCGAAGAGTTTCCCCGGCTGATCCGGATACCCCTTTGTCGCTTGCAGCATGTCAACGGTTCCCCGGAAGGGCTTCTCGCCGGGAAAGTACTTCCGAAGGGCGAGCGCAGTCCCTACGGGCGTTTCATCAACCTGAAACCCCCAGGAAAAGGCGGAAGGCCGAAGGCCGTAATTCAGCACCGTGTCCTGTCTATAGCTGGTGAGGCGAAGGCCAAGCACTTCCACCGGCGGATCAAATTCGACAATGTCTGTACGCAGATGTTCGTAAAAGACCGTCCTGACTTCCTGAGAACTGAACGCCGATCGCTCGCTTTTCAGAACCTCGAAAAAGTCGGTGTCGCAGGCAAACAACGCCTCGACCACCCGTTCCGCCCCAGCGGCGGCGGGTGACGCGAAACCAAAAAACCAGAGGGTGGCCAGGGCCGATACTGTCACTCTAAACAAGAAGCCTCCCCGACTCACGCCGAACGCCTTTGACTACCGATATGTTATGTTTGCCGTCCGCGCTCGTGCACCCCAACGAATGCGACCGATGCGTTTACAAGCCATTATTTACCCGCTCAACCTGTAGAACATTTCCGGAACAAACGCAAGACACCGGCCGCCTATCGGAGCTTGGCAGCGCATGCCTGCCCACGCTCGCGCTAAAAAGCTCCCGCTCCCAAGTCGTCACTCAAAAATCCGGAGCGCGTCTCGCAGCGAGAAACTGCGTCGGTTTCGAGCACCATCGGGATCCCAACGGTTGTCCGCCTCGGGCGCCGCCGCCGGAGCATACTTTCGCTCAAGCGCCTCAAACGTGAAGTCATCGGAATCATATTCGGGATAGGACACATTCAACTCAGCCGACTGCCCGGTCTTCCGGTAGAAGTCGGCGAAACGGTCCATCCCGTTCGTAAGATCGATGCAACCGGCCGACCCTGGGTCCGTGCCGCCATGGATCGAAAAGCCACTCCGGTGCGCAGCCTTAGGATGTGTCGTTGATGTTGCGTTTAGAAACGCCCTGGAATTGCCCCAGGCATTCTCCAACCCCTTCCACGTCCCCCTGTTAATTCGGCCCTTGAAACGCTCCCAGCTCCCCGCCGGCGGCGGATACTGAAGCTGATCAACGTCATAGACCCCCTCGGGTATCGGCCCCCTATCAATAATCTCCTGCCATTGGGGTTCTTGAAGACCCTTTTCGCCACTCACCCCATCCCAACCACCGGCATACCGACCATTCTCGGTAGCATTCAGTCGCTTCCCATCGAAGTGAAGCTTGATTCTTTTCCCGTTGTTTCCCTGGTTCATCGCATCGTTCCTTTGTTAGACTCCTGACAGATCGGCGATCCGCATCGGATGCCTGGGCCGACCATCATCATCCCCGTGGCGCGCACGAGGACGATGATCTGAATCTGCTCGCTAGAAGATCAGTTCGCGGCACTCAACCCGAAGAGGTCGGCCGCAACGCCCATGCTCTTCTCGTTGTGCACCTTCAGCGTGCCCTCGCCGATGATCACGCCCTTGTCGGCGTCGCCGGTCTTGGCCACATCCTTGTCCTCCTGGATCTTGCGCAGCCAGAGGAAGGACAGCATGTCGGTGTCGAGGAAGAAGGCGTTGCGCGCGAGCTTGGCCGTGCCTGCCTGCACCCGGTTCGGGTGGATCATCACCGTGCCGAACGGGCCTTCGTAGTAGTCGGCCGTCGCGACGATGGTGTTGCGCTCGCCCCCTTGCGAAACGGCGTAGCGGAACGGCGCGACGTTGGCGTCGAACATGAAGGTGACGAACACCGATTTCACATAGGGCGAGGGCGAGACAGAGACATGGCGAAAGTTGGCGCCGTTCTGGTAGCCGGCCTGCATCACCTGGTCGAGGATCGCCTTGGTGAACGGGCGCTGCGTGCCGTCGGTCGGCGCCACCGTCAGCCCGGTCGTCGGAAGGATACCGCCTGGCTTTTACTTTCCCTGTTCGTTCCGAAAGAGGTCGGCCGGCTCTGGCGGCTTCTTGCCGGAACCAAGGGGTGTCGTGCAACCGATGAAGCCGTCAGCGAAGCCCAGCGCCTCAGAAGGCGTATAGACGGTCGCGTCGGCTTCTAGGTTCAGCGCCCACCCGTCCTTCTCGACATAATTGCTTCCGGTGCGGTTCTCCGCAACACGAATAAGTTCGTATTCATTTCCCGGCGTTTGGAAACCCCAGATCAGTTTCGGCTCGCCGGCGACATTGACACGTTGCTGAATGTACCCAGTCAAGAGAAGGCTTGAAACATATACCGGCTTCTCAAACGCTACTCGCAGTGTCGCACGTGCAGCGTCTTCAGGCTTTCGATATGGTCCCATGGCCGCCTTGAACGTCACCTTGCCAAAGGCGTCCGTCTCCTCACCAAGCGCCGCAAAGAAATCCCGTCGGCATTGCAAGAGCGCGTTCATCAGCCTGTTGCCGCCGATCAGCGGCGGCGGCCCGAGCTGGGCCAATCCGAAAGTCTCTTCCGCCCACGGCAAGCGGAAGCCTCTCGTTTCGCTTTCGTCGGGCTCACAGGTTACGGCTGTCTGCTGGTCGGGATCAAAGTAGGAATCGAACTCCAGGTCCTTCGACACTGGGCCGGCAGCGGCATCCTTTGAGCTTAGCCACCAGGAACCAGTTTCAAATCTCACACGGTATCGCTCCGCAATGGCGCGCGCGGCCTCACCGGGCGTTGCGATCACCTGAAAAGCCCAGGCAAAGCGCGTCGGTTTGCCCTCCTGAATCGACTTTCGCTGAAAGAAGCGCACGACGGAAAAATCACCGACTTTAATGGGACGCTCGAACGTCACGGCTTCGCTGTAGGTACTCTCGGCCCCGGGAACATGAGGCATATTTTCTGGGCTTTCAAAGGCTTCGACCCGGAACCGCGGAAAGGTCTTTCTTTCGTCCCAAAGCACATTGAAGAACGAAGGCCTGCAGGCGACGAAAGCATCGAGAATTTTGTCGGCTTTAACGCCCGGCACTTTCGCCGATGGAAACAGGTCCTCCGGTGAAGGCAAACGCTTCCTGCCCGTCTCCCCGTTGGTTGCCAGATCCGACATCCGATCCTTGGAAGCGTCGCACATCACCAGTGCTTGCGTGGGGTTATTCGCCTGGCGAATGACGATTTTCCTGTAGCTGTCCTCCGGCGCGACCGATGCGTCGCCGTGTTGCGCCTCCGGCTCGGTGTCGAGCTTCAGTTCGAGCATATGGCCATCTTTGGCGACGAACCTGGCTCCGGGTAGCAGTTCCTCGATCACCTTGGCAACCTCAGGTACATTCCGCTCCACCTCGAAGCCCCAGGCGAAGTGCGGAACGGCAATGCCGACGGCTTCGAACTGGACATACCGGCTAAGCGGCAGTCCAGAGGCGTCGACAGGCGCTGCGAACGCGATGTAGTGCCCGGTTACTCCGTCCGACGCGTAGTCATAAGGGGCGATCGTTATTGCGCGAAAGTCTGCCTCATCGCTCGTGAGGAGGGAAAAGATGTCGGCATTGCACGCCAGGAACGCGCCGAACACCCGTCCCGCATCGATACGCTCAGCCGTCGCTGCAGGCGTCGCAAGTGCGAGCAGACAAAGGACCGCGCAAAAACGCTTGAGGCTCATGGACACCATTGGGAACCCGCATAGTTTGTAGAACATTACTGCTTCGCCGTCAGAAACAGTGTGGCAGGGTCGGATTCTGCTCCATCGGCCGGCACGGTACAGGTGAGGAGCCCATCAGCGATCTTGAAAGAGGGCGACGGCGCATAGCCCGTATCCTCGGTCGTCAGATCAAGCCCCCAGCGGTCACCTTCGAGCGGCTGAGCGCCAGTGCGTAACCGCAGCACCTCGGCAAGCTGATCCCGTCCATCTCTCGTCTGGAAGCCCCAGGTCAATTGCCGCTTGCCGTCCACGGAGTCCGTCCGCTGTGTATAGCCCGTGATTGCGATACCCCAGATCTCTATCGGCACCGGGAAAATGACCAAGGCGGCAGCGCGCGAAGGCTTTTTGGATTTTGACTGGCTCGATGACAGCACAGTCCGCCGCTCAAAGACTTCCGTTTCCCCGAATGACGCCCTCTCCTTCTTGAGTCTGACGAAAAAGTCTGGCTCGCAGAATAGAAGCGCCTTCATCAGGCCGTCGGTGTCCTTGAGGGGTGGCAACCCGATCTCAGGCGCCCCAAAAACCTGTACGGCCTCAGGCATTCGGAAGTCGCCGATATCCCCTGACTCGAGTTCGCAGGTGATTGTCGTCGTCCCGCCATCATAGCCCGCGATTTTCAGCAGGGTGGATATCCCGCCTTGTTCCTCCGGCGCTGCCTCCGGAGCCACGCCCCAGGCTCCCATGACCCAGGGCCTGACCAGTTCCACGCCGTAGCGCTCCTCCATCAACCGCCTGACATCCGTCAGTGTGGCAGCCACCTGGAATGCCCAGCTATAGCTCTCCGGCTTGCCGGCAACGATGTGTCGTCGCTGCAAGAAGCGCAGAAGGGAGAAACCATCAGCGTTGACCGGCTGGCCGAACGTCACTGCTGACCAGTATTCGCTTTGTGCGCCCGGTCCGTGCAGAGCGTTTTTGGGGTCATCGAATACTTGGATCTGGACGGGGCCGAATGCCTGACGCCCAGCCTTCAGCAGCGCAAAAAAATCAGGCTTGCATGCACGCAAAGCGTCAAACACACGTTTTGCACTGGCAGATGACGCTTGCGAAGAGGATGCGGGGATTGCTGAACTCAAGACAAACAAAGCCGCTAGGGCCGACACCCACAATCTGAACAAGGCTTCTCCTCGGTCGGCGTGCCGAACGCTATTTATGAGTGGAAAATTGAGAACGAATGCGGGGGCCGACACTCAGTGCGCAGGCGAATGCGACCGATACGCTTATTCCTTCATTCGCTCGCAAAACGAGTAGAACATTGAGAGAACAAACACAAGGGATTTTTTAGCGGAAATCGTGTCACTCGCAAGGCACAACCGCACTCGCCACAACGACAGCGTCTGTCGTGACGAAGCTCGGCCCCGGCAGCGAACTCATTCGAACCAATTGCCTGCGGCATCCTTCAGGGATCTGCGGCGTCCAAACAAACGATCCCAAAATCCCGGGGCATCCGAAGGAGGCGTCGATGAAGCGGGGTCCATGCCACCGTCCTGGGATAGTTTCGTGCCGGGGTCGCCCCCCGCAGGCCGCAGCAAGTGTTGACGCAGCTCTTCAACTTTTCCGGCAAGCGCCATTTGAAGCGGTCCATCTTGTTCGGTAGGGGGAATCGTGACGGATAGCCTGTCTTCAAAGGGCCGCCCCTGCGGTATCGGCATCCGGCCCTCACGCGCGCGCAGGTTCATCTGATAGGTGTCTAGAAATTGCTCCGGCGTCATGCGCTGCTCTTTGCCACCAGGTAAGCTTGTCCAGGTCATCGCCAGATTGCCGCCAGCAGCCTTGATTGTACTGGGGTCTGCGGACATCAGCGCTTCATCCAAGTCTCCTCCCTTCGTTACTCGCCGGTAGGCGTCCTGCGCGATTTTCCAGGCTGCGCGATCCTGATTGTGCGGCGAGAAGTCCTCCAGTCGCATCTTTTTCGCATAGGGGTCCCACGTCGGGGCCTGGATCTGATATCTGCCGGCGGCGGAACTCATTTTGCCTTTGTTCTCTCCCTTGTCGATCCGGCTTGGATTGCGAGGATGATCGGAGAAATCGACAATGCGCGCCTTTCCCTTCGGGCCGTACATGTTGTCGTACTCGCCACCTTCCGCGGTGGCTATCGTATCGAAAAGAGCGCGCTGGTACCGCTCAAATGGATCTCGCTTGCTTTTCAAGAGCATCGCCTGGCGAAAACCGGGCATATCACCTGACTCGTTTCCCACTTACTTGTCCCTTTCGAAAGAAAGTTGCCTGCGCAGCCCTTCGTGCGCGGAAGTTTACCAACACAGCCAAAGGACGGCCGCTCCTGGCGCTGCCTCAATGGCAAAGGCGGACCTACGCCCGCCCCACCACTTCTCGCTTGCCTGCTAGTCAGCTCGCAGCACTCAGCCCAAACAGGTCCGCCGCAACGCCGAGGCCCTTTTCGTTGTGCACCTTCAGCGTGCCCTCTCCGATGATCACGCCCTTGTCGGCGTCGCCGGTCTTGGCCACGTCCTTGTCTTCCTGGATCTTGCGCAGCCACAGGAAGGACAGCATGTCGGTGTCGAGGAAGAAGGCGTTGCGCGCGAGCTTGGCGGTGCCCGCCTGTACCCGGTTCGGGTGGATCATCACCGTGCCGAACGGACCTTCGTAGTAGTCGGCCGTCGCCACGATGGTGTTGCGCTCACCCCCTTGCGAAACGGAGTAACGGAACGGCGCCACATTGGCGTCGGACATGAAGGTGACGAACACCGATTTCACGTAAGGAGAAACCGAGACGTGGCGGAAATTTGCACCGTTCTGGTAGCCGGCCTGCATCACCTGGTCGAGGATCGCCTTGGTGAACGGGCGCTGCGTGCCGTCGGTCGGCGCCACCGTCAGCCCCGTCGTCGGGTAATAGCCGCCATTGGCGCCGGTCGCCCCGCGCGAGACGTTGGTGGTGATCCAGGTCGGCAGCGAACCGAATTCGCGCGTCGCACCGGAGACGGAAGCATTGGTGTCGACGATGGCGTATTCGATGTCCTTGCGGATCTCCACGCCCTTCTTCAGCTTCTGGTACTTGCGCTTCTGCACGTTGCCGGCCTCGGAGACGACTTCCTGCGTCGCCGAGATGATCCAGTCCTTGCGCATGATCTGGGTGTAGTTACCGAGCCTGGTCGGCGCGATGATCGTGCCGAAGGTGTATTCCTCGCCTTCCTGGCGGATGTTTTCGCCGGGCGAGGCCAGTTCGTCGGTTTCCCATTCCGGGTGGTGCGTCTTGCACGTGCCCTTTTCGATCAGCGAGTAGATCGGCGTATCCTCGGGCGTGATGCGGGAAACGACGTCGGACAGGTCCTCGCGGTTGCCGACGGCCTGCGAGGTGGTGAAGGTGTTTGCTACAACAGCCATGATAGTGGTCCTTGAATGTTGGGATGCATCGCACGCGCCGGCCTGAGGCGAGCGCGGGCGATGCGGATCGGTTTTGTCGGGTGGCATGTCGCCGCCACGTGAGCGGCCCAGGGAACGTGCGCGCAACCGCGCCTCGCCGGAAAGCACGTAAAGACAAGGCGCTAGAGCCGTTTCCGGACTCTGTTTGTGCGCTTTGCGCGAACATCGATCAGTCGAAGTCGACCGCCATCGCGTCGCGGATCGAGCCGGTTTTCGACAGTCGCTTCATCGCCTCCAGGCTTTCGCGCGGGGAGCGTTCCGCCTTTGCCGACGGCCTTGGGCGCGCCACCGGCGACGGCGCCCTTTTCAGCTTGGCCATTGCCCGCGTCTTTGCCTGTTCGGCCGCAAGGCCGAGCCGGGCGTAATGGGCGAGCTTGAACATGCGGTGGTCGGCGACCTCGCGCACCTCCTCTTCGGAGAAGCCGAGGGTCCGCGCCACGTCGAAAGCGCCGGCGAAGAAGGCCAGACGCCCCTCCTCGTGCGCGGTCTGCGGAAAGGCTTCGATCAGCTTGGCGTTTTCGGCCTCGAGCTCATCGTCGCTGGCCACTGATGCCAGCGCGTCGACGACGTTTGCCGGCCCTTCTGCAATCGCGAGGATCTCGTCGATCCGCTCGAGCCCCGCCTGATGCAGTCCCCATTGGCGGCGATAGCCGTCGGGGTCGAGCGCCGCCATATGTTCCGGCGGCTCCGGCGGTATCTGGCTTGCCAATAGGTTGGCGAAAGCGTTGGCAGATTGGGCGACGCGGTTGGCCATACCTTCCAGCGCCCGCCCGCGGTTGGCGATGTCCTGCGTCTTGTGGCGGTAGTCGCGGTCCCGCAGGTATCCGAGCTTCAGCTCCGAGAACGGCACGTCCTCGCCGCCCTTGAGCCGCACCAGGAAATCCTCGGCTTCGTTGGCCGCCTCGTCCTCGTCAGGCTCGGTCGGCTCGTCGTCAAGGTCTGCGGGTTCACAGGATGTCAGGCCATCGTCGATGGCCGCATCCGTCTCGCAGTCATAGTCCGCCTCGTAGAGTTCCGGGTTGGCCCAGTCATCGACATGCGGCTCCCGGAAGTTCAGGTTTTCGGGGTCGTCCAGATCGGTCGAGCGGTCAACGGTTTTGCTCCCGCCGTAAGGCAGGTTGGCACTATCGTTCATCATGGTGTGACCTTTTTGAAAGGTGGTTCAATGCATTGGGTCATTCCGGCGAAAGCCTGGAACGACCATAGAAAGCGCTTGCCCTTAAGCGGGTGCGCCCTTGCCGTCAGCCTTGGCTTGCTCCGTCAGGAACTTGAGCTTGGCTCGGAAATTTCGGATGGCACGGGTCTCGGCGGCATAGGCCGCCCGGCCCGCGTCGTCGGTCAGGCCGGCATGGATGCAGCCGTTGATGGCCGCCCCCTCCAGCTCGTTCATCAGTTCGTCGAAATAGGGCACGTCGAGTATGGCGCGCGCAGCGGCCGCCCGTTCGTCCGGTTTCATGCTGTTGACCTCCGCTGGAGAGCGGCGAATTCGACCGAAATTTTCATCGAAGGCCGCCTTGATTCTGCTTTTGTTCCGCACTACCCATGTGTGAACTTGAGTGATTTGCCATCCTAGGTAGCCACCCCATCTGCGACCGAAATGATACCTGAGCGGCCGTTTCTGCATCAGAGGCCTCGGTCCGCGTTGCCCGTCCCTGCGCAAGGCCCGAACAGAGCGGATGGCCGGCGCCAGTCATCGATACGCGCTCGTCTATCGAATGAGGAACACATGAGAAGATTATCGAGCTTGATATTGTCCGCCCTGCTTCTCGCTGCCGCGGCTTCGCCAGTCACCGCGATCGGCCAATCGGGAGAGCCGCGCTACCTCGTCAAGGTCTTCCTGCTCAAGACGGACAAAACCTTCGATCACGCGACTGGCTGGTGCGGCCAGGACAGCGTCTGCACCCTAATGGTCGGCGATTATTTGGTCGGCTTACGCTTCTTCCTGAGCGGCGAAAGCTACCGCCTGCGTGTCAAGCCGTCCTCGGATGGCGACGATCCCTGCTGCGTCTTTAAGGATGGAAGCGACGAGGCCTCCGTCGCAAACGGTCGTCCGCACGACGAAAGGCTCTATTACAGGACAGCCTCTGGCCGCCGGGAGCTCGGCACACTCTACATCGCACTCGAAAACCTCGAATAGCCGCGCGGCGGCTCACTCCTTCCATTTGTCGAGCGCTGTCCTCAGTGAAATGGGCTGCTCCCGCGTAGGATTGTTCCAGGGCATATCTTGCCAGTTCTTTGGCAACTGCGGGTGGTTCCTAAAGGGATCCTCGTAGAAGCTCTGGTACTCCTTCAAGCTCAGCTGTTCTTGCAACGATTGAATGGACGAGACGATGTCCTTCAAAGTTGCCGTCCCGTCGTCGTTCGAGACCTTGGACTGCAGTAAGTCGAGCTCGGTCTTTACGTCTTCAACGTTTTTCTGCATTCCGCTCAGGCCCCGACGTCGTCCGGCGCTGTTGGCGTCGTCACCGCGAGGATCCTTCGACAGTGCGCCCAGAGGCTTCCGCAACCCCTCCGCCGTGTAGGCTTTCGGCCCCTCGAAAGCGCTACGCAAAAGGTCTTCCGCATAGGCTCTCGCATCGTCGGGACTTAGATAGCCCGCCCCAGGGCTAGGCAGATTGCGCCGCTCCACGGCACCGGAACCGGGCTTCGCTCGACGCGGCGAGATGAAATCATCCATGGCTTTTCCTTTCAAGATTGATGGTCAGTGGCTCTGCGCGCAGGGCTTCGTTGCGCCCCGGTGCAAAGCGTCGGCACACACGGCACCCGTCTGGCTACAGCACGAGGCAGATAACGCCGCTCATGCGATCAAGCGCACGACAGGACAAGGTTAGATTGATTCTTGCTTTGTTCTCGATTATCTATTGGGAAACGCATTATGAGCGATACCCCCAGGCGACGGTAGCAGCGAAAGCCCGTACGCATTCTGCGACTGGGCAAAACAGGGTTGGAAACATGAAGAAAATTGCCCTTGCCTTTGATGTTGTCGTCGGGACGATTTTCAACCTCATCGACCTTCTCATCTTCGAGTTTCTCCTGCATCGGACTGCCCGCGTCATCGTACCGCTGGTCAGCTTCGGCAAGATTGAAGTCGAGGATATTCATGCAGTCCCTACCGGCTTCAACTGGCTGGGTCTAAAGCGCCGGGATGACGGCCGATATGTCCTGAACTCTACCATGAGCATGTTGGCGGCCGCGATCTTCTGGCTTCTTTGCCTGGTCGTCTATTTCGCCTTTACCCGCGATTTCTGAAACCATACGGCGTGCACGGCATTCGGCCTCATTCACGCCACTTGCGCTGCGCTTCTCGCAGGGTTGCTCGTCCGGGAAAAAGCCCGCCCCAAAAACAGCCGCCCTTGGATGGTTGGTCGTCAGCAGGCGCCACTGGCAGCCGGGACGTTCGGGACACAGGCGCCATTTTCGGACCATTCTTGGGAACGTTTGGATCGCCCTTATATGCATCCTCCCAGAATCCCGGGTTCTGGCCATAGATTTCATACGCGTCGTGCCATTCGTTGCCAAAGTCCTGCGCAATCCTGTCCGCGTAGGCTTCGGGTCCATTGAGCGTGTCGTTAAACATCGACTTGCCCAATTTCCTGCCGACCCACTTCAGTCCCTGATCGATCAACAAGGGATTCATGTAACTCTCCGTGATAGGCGCGAAGCCCGGGCCGGGCCGCGCAGAGACGCAGGCCGTGCGGCAGTTCTTGGCGCCATTGTCTAGATGTTGTTGGGATTTGTCAGATGAGCGCGAGTGGCTTCCGCCACGTGCTCTCGTGGAATTTCACGCCGGCATAGCCGAGATGTGGCGGGCTCATCAGCGGCCAGGCTCTGCTGGCGTTTGAGGTTAAGTTCGGCGTCGATCTGGTAGCGCTTCAGCGCCCCGTTCTGCTGAATCTCGGCAAGCTTCAGCTCGCGCTCCATCTCCAGCTTGCGTCGTGCGGTCTCGCTTTCCACGCGGGTCTTTTCAGCCGCAAGCTGCGCTTCCACCTGCAGACGCTGCATCGCCACATCCGGCGGCTGTTGCTGCGTCGCCTGCATCCGCTTCTGGATGTCCTCCGGCGTCGGCTTGGTGAAGTAGAGGTCGGGCGCTTTCAGCCCCGCCGCCTCCACCGTCTTGGCAATGCCGTCGTAGAGAGTTTAAGCGACCACCTGATAAAACCGACGCATGAGGCGGTTTTCCAAGAAAATATAGGTGAGAACGAAGACTAGGTAGTTGGGGCTGATCCAGCTATGCCGGGAAAACACGAACAAGCCCTGCACAAACGTCTTGTTGTCAAAGGCGCCATCCACCAATGCCCAGTCGAGCGAGCGCGCAACGACCGTCAAAAGCATGAAGGCAGTGAGCAGGAAAACGCGATTGCGGAGCGAGACAGTGGGAAGCGGTACGAATGCCACGAGAAAGTAGGTCGTGGCATAGGGCGCCATGTACCACTGGAAGAAGCGCCCATAAAGCAGTTTCGCAACGAGCAGCATTGCCGCATAGCAAATGAAAACACGGACGGTATTCCACAGCGCGTATTGCATTTAGCTCTCGGATCTGCAGTTGAGTAAGTGTGCGTTGGATGTCGGGGCAACACTACTCTAGAGACTGCGGCCTTTTTGTGCCACCTTGAGTTTAGGACAATTTTACGGTTTCGCCAGCATGCGGCGCAAGCTTTCCAAGCCGGTGGCCTCATCGACGTGCCTGTTCAGACCGCGCAGCTGCCGATCCAAAGCGACCGGCCAATCGGTCTCCTCTACGTCACGAAAAGGACCAATGCCGCTGATTGCCTTGCTCACCAACGTCGTGCAATCTGCCCATCCGCCGCCACCATTCTCGTCTGTGCGCCGGATGATCTCAGTCTCCTCCTCCGGCGTCGTTGCAAATTTGCGCACGGTTACATTGGGGCCATCACGAAGCTGATACGGCAGGTAATCCTCAGGCGATACTTCCGCTCCGTAGAGAGCCCGCCCGCTGCCCATTTCTTTATTCATGTACGACCCCGACGGATCATAAAGGAACCGCCCTTCCGCATCGCCATCGTCGGGAATGACAAAAAGCCCGCTGTGCATGTTGTTGCCGAGCAGAGCTTGTGTCGGCCAGCCCGTCGGATTGGTATTGGACATGATGTACGTGTCCGCCACTTCCACACCGCCGTCACGTCCGCGCTCCTTGCCCCAGTTCGGCAATCGGCTGTTGGCAGCCTCGCCGAAATCGCGCAGTTTCAGCGCGGTCGTCGACCTTGGGCCGGTCTCATACATGTCGTCGTCCGGCCTGACCCCGAAGGCGTCATAGCCCGGCTTGAGGCCTCGTCTGCTGTTTCTGATCATCCCGGCAGTCCTCCGATATGCGCTGTGCTGAGCGCCGTGCCGCCGGCCATTTCGGCCAGGTTCTGTTGACGTTTGAGGTTGAGTTCGGCGTCGATCTGGTAGCGTTTCAGCGCTCCGTTCTGCTGGATCTCAGCAAGCCTCAGCTCGCGCTCCATCTCCAGCTTGCGCCGAGCGGTCTCGCTTTCCATCCGGGTCTTTTCAGCCGCAAGCTGCGCTTCCATCTGCAGCCGCTGCATTGCCGCATCCGGCTGCGGCTCACCCGCCTGCATCCGCTTCTGGATGTCCTCCGGCGTCGGCTTGGTGAAGTAGAGGTCGGGCGATTTCAGCCCCGCCGCCTCCACCGTCTTGGCAATGCAGGTGAGCGCACGTCCCGCTGACTGCCGCAGTAGCGCTAGGGCTAGATCGTGCCCTCGCGCGCAGGCGCTGCAATCTGTGCCTTGGCAAGTTTTCTGACTGGAAGGTCGAGGGCGATATAGGTCAGCAGAAACACGAAGGTCTGGGGTCCAAGAAGGCCAAACAAGACCACAATTGCGATTCTTTCCAAAAGAAGATTGACACTGTCCGTGCCGTCGACAACGACGAAGTACCCGAATGGCACGATCATCAAAACGACAGCCGCCAAGGTGATATACAGAAGCCGCTTCCACAAACGCACGGCCGGAAGCGGCACGAAGGCGAATAGGTAGAGCGACGAAAACAGCAGGGCCATGGTGAGGTCCAAGCGACCGAAAAACCAGGCAACGGTTGTCAGCATGGCGCTATAGCTCAGCAGAACCCGGATCGTATTGAGAACCATGTAGCGCATGACATACCTGAAGTGTGAAGTGTCGATCTTGCCGGCCTAAACTCCGGCCTAAACTCTAGCAGGCCGATCGTCACTGCTTAGAAGACATGATCGCCCGCCCACGCGGCGGATTGACCATTCGATCAGCCGCGTGAATCGTCATTTGCCGACCATGGGGAGTTGTTGACCTTCCAAGAAGGCCACGAACCGCATCGTCACTTTGGCGCTGAGCATAATCGTTGTCAAAGGGAACAATGCTTCCAGAATCCGGACGCAAAAATCCTGACGGTGACTGAAGGGGCGACCTGAGGCTCGGATCATACATCGGCAAGCAGACGATCGGCTGCTGATTGTTCTGCCAGTAGAGATTGTCCAGCGACTTGGGCCAATCTATCCGCGCTCTGTTCTCACTTAATTGTCGGATAGCGCCAATACGGCTCTATTCTTCGCCACCCCCGTTGTGCTTCCCACCGACGAATATCGGAGCTATCCGGCTGGCTGGCGCCATCCCCATCGTCAAGCTCGCGCCGTTCGCATTCTGCGCTCCAGCTTTCGGTGAGCAACTTTGCGAACCATTGGCATTGTGCGAGCCAGTTCCGCGCCGCCTCCGGATCGCTCGCGCCAAGGTCCGTGGCACGCAGTTCCGCCCGCGCCAACTCCGCCCTTGTACGGCAGAGCCAATACTGGCCAATCGTTGACTCGTCGAGCTTCATGCCGACACGTAGCCATTTGTCCAACCTGGGAATTCGCCACTCCCCGGTAGCGTGGCTTCGCGCAGCCATCTTGTCACGAAGTCGCAGGTCCGCGTCGCGCCATTGCTTCTGGCGCTCAAATGCGTCGCGCCACGATGCGAAATGCTCACACTCGGCGTGCCAACGTTTATCACCCTCAGGGTCGATCTCCTGAAGTGCAGCGCATCGGCGCATGAAGGACAGGATCTCCTCGCCTTTCTCCGGTCGCCAAGCCCACGTTGGCCAGGGATTGCGAGGGCCGTCGTCATCGATCACTACAGAATCCCTGCGCGGCGTGTGGCCCACGGCTGAACTCTCATCATTCGCCGACAACGCCGGCTTAGCCTGCTTCATTGTACACGCCTCCAACCACCGAAATCGATGAGGAAAATACTCCTAACTTATTATAGAATGTCAAGCGCCATCAGATCAACGCCCCACATCAAAAAGCCTGCCAAAAGTTCTGGCAGCGGGCGCAGACTTTTCATCATCCGGTTTCGCAAATTGCTGATACCCCACGCCGACAGGCGCAGCGTAGGGAAGGATCTTGCCATTGAACTGGATAACATTCCGAAGGCGGGAATTGTCATTCACGTAAGACCGAATGCGCGCGGCCGTCTCCGGCGCCATCGTCTTCATCGTGTTCGGATTGGCCATGCGGGCGCCATGTCTTTCCCGCAGCCTTCCGCCGGCTCAGTTCTCAATCGGCCAGCCCGGACAAATACTCCCTTGCGCGCACCAGTTTGGCGCGCATTGCCTCAGCATTGTAAAGAAATTCACCGCCTTCCGGACGGTACATGGCAAGCATGGCCACCAGGTCCCGGACATAGTCGTTATCCGGGTAGGCATCATCCAGCGCGACCTCGATCTCGTTCGCCAGGAGAATGCTGGG